AGAACTGCCGCTTTTGGTAGCGGAGTCAAACTTGTCAATGTAGTAACTGGCGAACGATTTACAACTAAGTAAGGGAGAGGAAAAAATGTCTAAACAAGAAGGTCGTCCATTTAACGAGGATGAATTGATTGACCAAATTGGTCGCATGAATATCCTTGCCATCTCAGGTGGTCGCGTTGATGTTGTTAAAAATAACCAAGGCGAAACTGTTGAGATTGAATTAAAAGTTGCAAATGGTTACAGAGTTTCAATCACTTTAGGTTGGAACGATGAATGGATAGTAAGCCGTCAATTAGTCCGTAAAGGCGTTGTATATCCAAAAGGCACCGTAGAAGGTGTTCTTTGTGACAACATCGGCGAGGTTGCTTACAAAGCATCTTGCTTCCGTTCCTACGAATTTGGAAAGGTGATTGCCTAATGAGTCAAGAATCAATTTCATGGGGCGAGTTAGCAGAATTAACTCATGCCACACAGGTCGAGAAGTTTAACTTCTGTACTTGTGAAGATAACGAAGGTCAGGAGAATCCTTACAAGGATTGCCCAAAAGGAGAACGCATAACGACTAAATGGAAATTAAAGTTAGGCAGAATATATGTAACTGCCGACAATAAATTCATGGTCAAAAATGTCGGTTACAAATCTTGGGGTTTGTTTATCAATGACGGTTCTGAGATGTGGGAATTTAATTGGGTAGGCTCAACTTATCCAACTGCCAAGTCCGCAATGTTATCTATCGAGGAGGTAAAAGCATGAACTTAATCGAAGCAAAAAAGATTGTTGGCAACCAGCCAACTTGGGCTTTGAAAAATATGGTCAAGGCTCTTCAGATGTTGCCGTGGCGAAACACAGCGGAAGATTTAGAAAGATTGACCGCCGCAAAGATTGTGCTTAAAGATAGAAAGTAAAGTATAATGGGGGTTAATAAAGAGGGGGAGGGAAATATGGAACATGCAATTCTTGTTCATTCGCCTGAGTATGCGAATTGGGTCTTTGACCCGACGCATCCAACTCAAGGGCGACGCTTTCTCTATGCCCGAAATCAATTTCTTTTGCGAGCGCAAGAACGCCATCTCAATGTCTATGAGATTGAACCTCAGATGCCACACACCGATGACCTTCATTCTGTTCATAATATGGATTATGTTTACGATGTAACTGTTCGTGGAGAATCTTCCGAGTGGGATGGACAACGCCACGACTTAGGCGAGTTAGCCAAGTTATTTGCTGGCGGTACTTTGACTGCCCTAGATTCTTTGATTGATTACAAAACTAGATTGGCTGTTCACTTTGCTGGTGCAAAGCATCATGCGATGCGTGATTACTCCAGCGGTTTCTGTATCTTCAATGACTTTGCTATCGCCGCTACCAAGGCGACTGAAGAGTATGACCAGCGCGTAGCCATCTTTGATTGCGATGCTCACCATGGCGACGGTACTGAAATGCTATTAAAGAAGAATAAGAATGTTATGACTTATTCAGTTCATGAGTATGGGATTTTTCCAGGCACGGGTTTAATGAGCGATTGGAAACACCGTGCCTATAACTTCCCGCTTGCATCCAAGTCGGGCGATGACGCCTTGCTATCTGCTACTGAGGGATTTCTTCAGGCTTGCGATGAATTCCAGCCGACAATGATTTTTGTTGCCTGTGGTGCCGATGCTTTGAAGAATGACCCGCTCTCATCTCTTGAGTTCACCAAAGAGGGCTACTTCCAATCCATGCGGATGATTAGAGAGCAATACTTCGACCATCCAATTCTGTTAGGCGGAGCAGGTGGCTACCAGCCTGACACGGAAACCCCTGACCTATGGGCGACAGTTGCGCTTGGACTTATGGCGGTTCAAACCGAGGTTGTAAAACCCTAACCGTTACGATTGGTGCCATGAACCCACCAAAAAAACTGCTGACCCAAAACAGCGAGTTAAAGCCTGACGGAATCTTTAACTGGACTCTACCTGCCTTTGCCATAAAATTAACAGATGGAAGCAATTTTAATGTTTGTCCGCAAGCAGGAGCCTGTGCAAGTTTTTGTTATGCAAGAAATGGGACTTATCTGTTTCGCAATGTGCGCTCGCGCCATATCTTAAATCTTGAATATGTAATGCACTATCCCGAACAATGGTTTGAGCAGATGTTGGGCGAAGTGCAAAAGCCAAAGATGATTGGTAAGCACATTCGGATTCATGATGCTGGAGATTTCTTTTCTGAGGATTATCTAAACCTATGGTTGAAGATTGCTCGCTTAACTCCTGATGTAACTTTCTATTGTTATACAAAGGAAGTCGCTTTGTTTAAGAAAGTTGTTGAGCCTGATTGCCCTACTAACTTTCGTTATCTTTACAGTATGGGTGGTAAGCAAGACCATCTCATCAATAAAGAGACTGACCGCCATGCTGAAGTCTTTCCTGATGACGCCGCTATTTTAGATGCAGGTTATATGAGCCAAGATGCCAGCGACCTGTTAGCGATTACTTTACCTAGCAACAAGATTGGCATACCTGCTAACAATATCCGCCACTTTAATAAGAAACTTGCAGGTCGTACCTTTGGCGATGTCCAAGATGAACTTGATGAAAAACGACGAGTCAAACTCGGTGGTGCATAGTGACTACGATTATTGCTGTTCAATATGATGACAAGGCAGTAATCGGAGCAGACTCACAAACAACGGGTGCAACGGGGCGCAAAGCCTCTCATGCACAAATGGTCAAGGTAACTCAGCGTGGAGATTTTATCGTCGCTGGTTCAGGTGAATGTGCGCCTTGCGATATTGCTCAACATATTTGGGTTCCTCCAGTTCCTTCCGCAAAGGACTGGAATAACCTTTATCATTTTATGATTGCAAAGGTTGTTCCATCTCTCAAGGCTTGCTTCAAAGAGAACGAATACAAATGGGATGTAGAAGATGATGAAACTAAATTTGCTTTTCTTTTGCTTATCGGTGGAGAGGTATTTGAAATTGCAGATGACTTTTCAGTTTGCTTAGATGGAAAAGGTTACTACGGAGTAGGTTCAGGTTCAGATTTTGCAATAGGCGCACTCAGCGCTGGAGCCACAGTTAAAGAGGCTCTAAAGATTGCTTCAGATAATGATGCGTTTACATCGCCACCGTTTATTTACCACACGCAACAAAAGCGTCAGAAGGTTGCATCTCGACCTAAAAAGTAGTATCCTAACCCCAGTTGTATAAGAAAGCAGAGATTCTGCTGGACGGATGCGACTAGAGGGAGGTAACTTGAGTAGAAAATACTTTAGCCGTAATGAAGATGGCGTGATGGTTCAGAAATGGACTGATGACGCTATTAAGTATGAAGTAACAAGAGATAAAAACGATGGCTCTATTAGTAGGCACATCAGAGCAAAAGAGATGTGGCTTAGTTTATATCGCTATGACGAGTCTGCTCCTTTTCATGTTACTTGGATGAGTTGTAATTCCAGCGGGAAACCATTGGAAAATCCTACTCAATGGAATACTCACGAACAGGGTGCGTATTTCAATATCGACATGGGTAAATTTGCAACATTAAAAGAGGCAGAAAATTTTGCTCTTGGTTTTGCTTACGATTATCGAGAATACGGAAATTTCTTTCTCTATGACCCTGCAAACCCTGTGTTTGAAAGATTGAAGCAGGAAGAAAAATATAGTGACAGAATAAACATTTCCGAGATACCTGTTCTATGGAAATATAACCGTGCAACTCAAATGTACGACGGTATAAAAATTCAAATACCTTACAACGATGTTAGTCAAGAGGTGCTTGAAAAAAGAAAAGAGGAGACAAAGCGTCGCCTTGAACTAAGAGAGAAAATCAAAAACGGAGGGGAGGACACACGAATTATGGTTAAAGTTCTATTGAATGTAGACCTTGGTGACTTGGGACAAGCAATCTCAGATAAGTTACTTGAGGAAGTTTCTACCGTTGATGGTGTTGGTGCTGATGGTGACTCTGTTTACAATGTTGATGATGTCGTAGTTGATGTCAAAAATACTGGTGAAGTAGAGGCTACCTTTTATCTCGAGCGTGAATCAGGAAAATTCACAAGCGCAGATGAACTACGGAGTGAGATTGTAAATTCAATCAGTAGTATCGATATAGATTTACCAATTACAGTAACGGAATAGGGGACAAGATGAACGAGCAAGAAGTGAACGAAAAGTTTGACAACTTGGTAAAGCCACAGTCTGTTAAACCAAAAAAGGAACCAGCAAAGTTCCCTGAACTGCGATACCTATGGGGTATTACTTTACTTGGAAGTTTTATCTTGGTCGTTATTACGACTCTGATTACTTCTATTATTGAAGCCCTGTAATCCACAAATGCAGATTACTCGGGACTCAAAGTATGTTGGATTAGGAACGGAAATTACTCGGTAGCAATCAGCCGAGTGATTCCTGTTTTTCGATATATCGCTCAGGGTCATAAATAGTTATTGCCTTTGCTATTAAGTGTGGTTGTAAAGTTTTTGCATGATGTCCGCAAAAATAAAGTTCACCGTTTAGAAAAGTGGCTCCGACCTTTGCCTTGGCTCCGCATCTATCGCAATTCTCAAACACTTCAATAGGTGTTCGAACCATTGCAGTCATTTCTTTTTCTCAGGTGGATATTTTTCAATCCGCTCTCTAATTTTTCCGTCCTTACCCATTCGAACTATCCAGCCATCTTTAATTTGTATTGGATTAAATGACTCACATCTTTTGTATGAGGCTGGCATTAGCCCCTCCTCTTTAATAACTCTGCAAAATCTTTGTTCTTTGTTCCGCCATCATAAGACCAAGCATATCCTTTGTTTACTAATTCTGTGTTAAGCGAACCTGTTTGTTTATTAACAAATAGCCATCCAAGAATTCTGCCGTACTTCTCTGAACTGTCTACCTTCTCTGTACGAATGACAATATCGGTTGCTCCATCTAAAGCCTTTTTCAAATACTCTTTAACTTCTAGCCCTAGGATTTTTTCTCTAGCATCTGTCGTCCGAGATTCAGGGGTATCAATACCAGCAAGGCGAACTCGAGAGGTAAAAGAAATATCAAAGCCTAAATCGATGACCACATCAATCGTGTCACCGTCTACAACTTTAAGAACTTGTTTAACTCGATACTCGTACATTACTTTTCCTTTTTCGAATCAGTAGTTTTAATGTCATAATTGTAACGGTTCGAATCTTCGGCTACCCATTTACTTGCATCTTCAACATCCCAAATGCGAGTATTGATTAACCTATCAATGACAAGGCTGTCTTTAGTAGTAAAAGATGGCTCATAGAGCAACACCCGATTGTTTGGTTGAATGGCATAGTTTCCATCGTCGCGTTCAATTACATGACCGCATTTATGCTGTCCAGCATTTTCAGAATAGCCTTGGTCTAAAATGTTGGACTCGGGGTTGTGCCAGTCAAGGGTAAATAAATACTTCCCTGATACTTTTTCTTTTTTCCTATCCCTGTAAGACATTTTCATATTGGCTAAGTTGGCAAACTTTGTGACCGATACATAGGGACTGAAAGAATTCCAAAGAACCAAGTTATGTAAGTCCTCTTCGGGAACATTGGGCTTGGTGCAAAAAGCGTTAATCGGCATCCGCCACCAAATCCCGCCATCCTCCATCAGAAAATGAAACAAGGGGCTTCGGTTCTGAACTGTTGCTACTCCAAAAATAACGCATGGAAAATACTGGTCGTGGCTGTCCTGTTGATTGCGTAGAAAGTTCCCTCTCACATAACACTCTATGGGAGGGATATTGGCGTTTAACTCAGGCAAAGGTGGCTCTTACATCCTGCGTCGCTTTTGGGCATGATGCCTTTAATAGTGCGGAGACTGCTGGTGTAAGAGACATAAGGCAAGCCTATCAGGAGGGGGAATGTCCGATTTGTGCCTATAAAGATTCTTTGTGTTTCGGGATGATTTCTAACCCCAGTTGTGTTATACTGGTGTAGTCCTGAGAGGAGGACAGAATGAAGAAAGTCTACGAAGTAGAAGTCAGAGGTCAAAAAGAAAAGTATCACTTTGCGACTAAAGGCGAGGCTGAGGCTTATGCGATAACTGCAACTGCTTGGGTCGGCGGTCAATACAGAATCACACGAATCTTTATTAACGAACCAGTAGAAGAGGTGGCAAAGTGATAAAGATTTGCGACGAGTGCCAAAGCCAATTCAACATTTTAGAAGAAGGCTACGGACATCAGTTCTTTGTGGTTTGCGGTAAGTGTTGGGCAGTAGAAACAAAACGCCGTGAAACAGGTGGCGTATTTACTAGAGGGGGTAAATAAATGAAAGACCAAATTACGATTGCAGGAGTACGAGCGCAAACTATTGCTAAGTTATTAGAGGAGTTTGCCAATTCAGAGGGCGAGGGCAACTTGCCTTCCAACAAGCGTCAGGCTTGGAAAATTGCCCAAGACTTAAAAAAGGAGGCTGAATAATGAGTACAACAATCGAGAAGGTAAAAGTTACGCCTAAAGTTGGCGACATTCTTTACTCATCATGGGGCTACGACCAAACCAACATTGAGTTCTTCAAGGTGGTTAAGGTCAGCGAGTTCTCAGTATGGATTCAACAGGTCGGCACAAAGATACTTGAGGTAACTGGTTGGGCGCATGAAAATGTGGTTCCCGCTGATTCTCCTCAATATCAGGTGAGAAACTGGGATAATGTCGAAGATGCCTTTGGCAATGTCAATCCTTACATCACCAAGACTTACCCAATAAACCGTCACAAAATTAAGCACTTTAGTTGGAAGGACGAGGAAAGTTATTATGTAACTTTGAACTCTTTCTCCCACGCTTCTTTATGGGATGGCAAGCCAAAAGGTCAGAGTCACACACATTGATTATCAACCCCAGTTGTGATAAACTGGGGCTGTTCTTAGAGAGGAGAACATCGTGATAACAGCAAAAGTTAAAAAAGAAATAGAGCGTAGAAGTCCAAACGACCCATATGGTCAGATTGAAGAATTCAATGTCGAGTTCGAGACAATCGGCGAGATTGAACATTTCTTGGCTTACAACAGGGCTTACATCAGAAGCATTGAGTTCAAAGGCAAGATTGAAAAGGAGGAAGCATAATGGGGTGGGATGTAACTCAAGTAAGTAACAGATTTACCACTAAGCAATTTATTAACTGGTATCTCAAAAGTACCTACGATGGTATTTATGAGCCAGTTAAAATCTTCGAGGGTAAGAATGAATTTGGGCAAAAGGCTTTCTATGTAGCCTTAAAAAAACTTGAAGATAACTCAATCTTCGCTTGTGTTATTTTGACCAAGCGTAAGAATGGCTCCGTGGCTGTAAAGGTCTTAGGGGAATCCGAAGAACCTTTGTACTACGAGGCTCCTAAATCATTCATTGATGTCTTAACTCCAGCATCATCTTATAGCGGTGCTTGGTGGAGAAACAGATGCTTAGAAAAATACTTAGAGAAGGAGGACGCATAATGAGTTATCAGGGGATAAGCACAGAGACGCTTCAATCAAGCCTTGATGTTTATTACGCAAGGCTGACCAGTTGGAATACATCTGAGGCTAAGAAACAAAAGTATCTTATCCGTATTGATGAGATTACCAACGAACTTAAGAAGAGAGAAACAATTCAAACTCTAAAGACGGCTAACAAGGTGTTAGTTGAAATGTTCGGAGAGGGGAATAACTAAATGGGGTACACACATTACTTTAATTTCATCGAGGTACCATCTCGAGAGAAGTTCATCGAGTTCGCTGAAGGTGTTAAGCAATTAGTGGCTACTGCTCAAGAAGCAGGAATCGAGATTGCTGATGAAGAGTACGGCGATGACAAAATTGTATTCAATGGAGTCGGAGCCAATGCTCATGAATCATTCTTTGTGAGCGCTGACGGGGTTGATTTCAACTTCTGCAAGACTGCTCAAAAGCCTTACGACACAGCCGTGACTGCTTGCCTTATCCATGCCAAGAAAATTTTTGGGGACAATATCAAGGTTTCCAGCGATGGTGACTGGTCAGATTGGGAAAGTGGACAACTGCTCTATGAATCTGTATATGACATCCAGCCTGAGAATTTCCTAGGTTAATGGATAAGTTGGCTCTTGTAATAAGCCTTGTTGCTCTTGGATTTTCCATCAAGGCTTATTACGATTCTAAATGGATTGAGATTGACTGGCACTTTAAGGATGAGGAATAACTACAAAGTTCCCCATTGATTTGATTGCCCAATAGATATTGGCGCGATGCTTTGAATGACTGAGCGATTCTCATAAAGGGCTAAAAGGATTGCCTCCGCTCTGTCAGGAGATGCAACTCCTCGCTTCTTCATGTCTATCTTTGATTCAATAACAACTCGACCTGAAGCATCCGATGTATAGGTTGGACCTGCCATTTGAGACAGCACGAACCTATCTACATTTAATCTAATGTCCTGCTTGCCATCTTTAGGCTGAATCATTTGACGGGCGTTCCACCACATCTCTGCTCTTTGATTCTTAAACTTTGCTTGGTCTTTCGGCTTCTCGGCTACATTGACTGCAATGATGTCGGCGGTAAGCGAGCGCTCTTTGCACCATCTATCCAGCATGGAGACAACACCCCAACCTAATCCGATGGTATCGACCTTGACTCTAATCCTGTCTCTAACTTCTCGCTCTTGATGAATCTTGATACAGGCTTCAATCTCTCGCATCACTACGCCAGCCACATCAACTGCGTTAGCATTTTGCTTACCTGATGAGCGATGAACGATGCTTACTGCTCCGCCATCTAATCTTGCAATAACAAATTCATCTCCGCCATCTGATGCAATATCAACTCCAAGTTTAATTATCTTAGATTCAATTGGTGTTTCATTCTCTGTTGCTAACTCAGCCCAAGCAAACGGAATTACTTTGCCTGTACTTGACTTAGGGAATTGCGCCTTAACACGGGCTTCAACGAATGTAGAGTCCTCGCCAAACTCAGACATCACATCATCGACCCAAGTTTTATCTACCAAGTGTGTTTTAACTTCGTGGGCTTCTATGTAATCAGGGCAAGACTTGCATCTACCAGTTGGCTCGCCCGTAAAGTTTGGCGTCTCATAAGCGCTGATTGGAATTATGTTATAGAGCGGACTCGAGCAGATTCTTTCAAACCAAGTTTGCTCGGCATCTGTTGGAGGGTTACCAAGGACAAGTAGTTTTGTATTACCTCCAGTCATCAGGGACTCAAGGGCTGTGCCGATTGTGTCGGATAAACCTCCAGCCTCATCAACTACTACGAGCAAGTTAGGTGCGTGGATACCTTGAATTGCTGTTTCATCATGAGCGGCGGGACTAAATCCATATCCAACTACTGTGCCATTGATTTTCCATTGAACCGTATCGGCTTCTCCAGGCAGGTTGTTCTTTGAATGAACTCTACGGATTGCCGCCCACATAATGTTTCTAACCTGTCGATGTGTAGTCGCTGTTGTAATTGCTACCGCCGTCCCAGGCGCATGACAAGATAACCACCAAGCAACTGCTCTAGCCGCTAAGTGAGATTTTCCAGGCGCATGACAAGCAGGAACTACTGTTCTTTTATTAGTCATCACAGAATTAAGAATCTCTTTTTGCTTACTCCATAAAGTTTCATTCAGCCCTTGTTCAACAAAACCTATTGGGTCGTTCTGCCATCTAGCCCAAGGGTTTTCTAATTCAGCATCAAGGATTACCAATAAGGCGTGACGCTCTTCAGGTGTAAGCATGGCAAGCAACTCAGCCTGTTTGTTGGTATCGCTTTCGAGGAACTTATCGAGAAGTCTCTCGGTCATAAGTTAAGCGCTCTTCGTTTTACGGGACTCGAGAACCTTGGCTATCTTCTCTTGTAGTTCTCCCATAGTGACTGTAACTCTAACCTCTGACACGGAATGACTCAAAACTTCTTGCTTATCGATGCGACCAAAATCTTCAGGAACTTGACGCTCTAGCCACCAAGCCGATGCTTTCCAATCTCCTTGGCTTGCCGCGCTGGATATAACTGCAACCTTTTTAGCGATTGCCTCCGCTCGCGCCCGTGTGAGAGACTCCAAAAATTCCAAATAGATTTTCTCCTCGGGTTTAGGTTTAGCATCAGGAATGGTTGCCAGCCTATCCCGCTCTACCATTCCACGGCTCATCCAGTTATAGAAAGTGGACTCAGAGATGTTCACCATGGCTACCGCTTTGTTTACTGGCATACCAAGGACAATGAGGTTAATTAACTCGTCTCGCTTTACCTCATCAAGAAGTATCAGCGCTCGCCCACCAGTTTTGGGTTTAGGTTTAGCGCTCTTCTTTACAACTGCGGTTGTCACTTGTTTTTCTCCATGGGTTTATTCTACCCTCTTAGCAACTGGAGCAGTAGTTATACACTCGGATGTTTTTAATAGCAATTTCGAATTCCCTACCGCAACGGTAACAGCCGATAGTCTTTGTGTCAGACTTGCTCTCTAGTTTGGTTATTTCAAACCCTAGTAGTTTCATTTAATTCTCCTCAACTTCACACGCCTCTATGGGGATAAATAATAACTCAGCCACATCTTTCCATCCATTTATTGTGTTAGCCCATGTATTCAAATCCTCGCTATGGACTCTCATATTGTGTTCGCCTACCCGAATTGTTGTGCGACCCACAGGAATATGCCCAGGCTTAGATTTACCTCCTGCGAGAATCTCTGCCACTTCTTCCGAACTAAAGCCTGTTCCCCGCAAGCCCGTACTCATTAGAAGTTTGTTCAACTCCTGTGGGTCATAGGTTGCCAAGTCAGAGGTTCGATTATCGACGATGAGGATTTTGATTTCCTCTACATCATCGACATCAACCCAATGAACGGCGATTTTCTCCCACCCTAACTGAACCGCACCTTGGTAGGTGTGATTCCCTGAGAGAATATGTTTGGTGGTTTTATTAACCACGATAGGTCGGTATTGACCCATGTGAGTAAGGGACTCAATGATTGAACCGATGTCGCCTTCTCTTGGATTAAGTGGATGAACTTTAATCTCATTTATCGAGACTGTTTCAATATCTGTGGCTTCGACATTCGAACGCTCACCGCTTGGCTCAGGCTCAACTGGTTTGCGTTCAGGTAATCCCAATCGGGTTTTAATCTCTTTGATGGCTTTCTGTTTAGTCGGAGCATCTACATAGAGTTGCTCTTTCCAAGCCTTGTAAGCCTCCATCTCGACTGTGAACTTCCAAGCGCTAATCTTTACTTCAGGGTCGCTAGGTAAAGACTTAGAACCGCCTACATTGTCTTTGTCTTTGCCATTCATCAGCCTATCTAAAGTCTCAACCTCAGATTGAGTAAAGCCTGTTCCTTCAAGTTCAGGGAGTGCGGTCAATAAACTCTTAAGTAACGGTTCGTTATATGTGGCTAGGTCAGTCAGGCGATTATCAGCCAAGACAATCTTGCGAGCGCTCTCTTCATCTACCTCAATATAAGTTATCTTGATTTTTTTCCAACCAAGTTTCTTCGCCGCTTTGTAGGTGTGGTTTCCCGCCAAGATAAAATTCGAACCATACTGAACAACAATCGGTCTATATTGCCCATGGGCTTTGAGAGACTGAGCAATCGCTTCAATATCGCCACGACGAGGATTTGTCGGATATGCCTCAAGGGATGAAATAGCAACTGACGCAACTTGTCCAACTTTTATGTTTGCTTTCACTTTATGTATATCCATGCTTCGAAGTTAAAGAACTTCCAAAACATTGTGCCGACTGTAAATCCTGCGTTCTCTGCCAATATCTGATTTCTCATGGAAGTATTTACTTTCATGATTGGTCGAAGGTCGCGCTCTTTGTTTAGTATCTCATCGGCACTAAAGGCTTTGCGTTTGAAGTCATAATGAGCGCCGTGAATTACTTGCTCGAGTTCACCTGATTCTTCTCGGACTTTCTCAGCCCATATAAAAGCCCCACCCTCAACTAGAGAGTCATAGATTCCGCTCAAGATGTTTGGTCTGTCCTCGTACGGAAGAAACTGAAGAGTAAAGACTGAAAGAATCAAACTTGATTTACCAAAACCATTAAAGGCTCTAAGGTCTTTGCGTAGATATAAAGTTTCATCATGGGACTCAGGCAAAAGGTTATCGGCTATATCAATTCCAACTTTCTTTCCACGATGAGGAATTCTTTCTAAAAGTTTGCCAGTAGAACATCCAAGGTCAATCACCTGAGTATCTTCGGTCATAAAATATGTACTCAAGTCACAGATTGCTTCAGTTAGCGTGTGGTAGTTTGGAATTGACTGAGCAATATGCTCATCAAAGTTTCCTATGGTGTCAAATGAAAATGGCTCAGTAGAACTCATGAAGCCTTCTACCAATTGCTTCCACGACTGGAATCGTAATTGTTCTTCCGCATCGTTCATATCTTTCGGCATCTGAAACTCTTCGTCCATCATCGTAAAACTCCGTCCATCCATCAGGTAATCCTTGAAGTCTTTCACATTCAAGTGGTGTCAATTTTCTGATTGCAACTGAATTTTCATCTCCAACTACAACGCCGTGCCTATCTTGAGAAGTAACTGTGTACATTGGTTCGTTATCTTCTTTAATCATCCTTCCGTTTGGCGATTTATTGACTCTTGCTACATCAAGAATCGCTTTTACAAAAGGAACATTATGCCCTCCAGTTCCCATGTTGGCTGTTAAAGTAGGAACTCCTTCACTTTTATATTGTCGGAAATATCCTCTTCTCCATTGAGCAACTTCTAACTCAGGAAAATCCTCCATTACATAAGGTCGAGATGCTCCCCCTTTGTAATAATGGGCATCGAGCGTTGGAGAAATGTTGGAGAGAAGCCCCTCCCTTCTTCCTTGTTCTTTTTCGTTCGACTCATCATTCTCTGTACTTGAGATTCCGATAGGAAATACTTTTGGTCGGGGTTTTCCTCTAAGATTTCCGATAAGGAAAATCCTTTCTCGGTGTTGCGGGACTCCAAAATTTTGGCTGTCAAGCAATTCCCATTGACAGTCATACCCCAAGCCATCCAAGACTTCGAGGATGATTTCAAAGGTTCTTCCTCCGTCGTGATTAAGGAGTCCTTTAACATTCTCAAAGAGGAGATACGGTATGGATTTTTCGTGAGCGAGTCTAAACATTTCAAAAGCAAGTGTCCCGCGGGTGTCGTCCAAGGAAAATCCAGTTCGCTTTCCTGCAACTGAAAAAGTCGCGCAAGGGAATCCTCCAACGAGGAGGTCGGCATCAGGAATGTCTCCAGCGGAAATAGTTCTAATATCTCGTCCGTCAGGTTGTTCTCCGAAATTTCTTGCATAAATTTTCCTCGGTCTCTCTAACCATTCATTACCCCATACAAACTCATGACCAGTTCTTTCAAGTCCGAGTCTGAATGCACCAACTCCTGCGAACAACTCTATGAATTTCATTAAGCAAGTTGTTTCGCTGGTCGTCCTCGTCTGCGAACTAAGTTACCTTGAGCATCGTACTCAGGTGTACGAGAAATATCATTGCGAATGATTTTGTAAATCAACTGCTCAGATACTCCCATGGCTTCAGCAATTTCGCGGTAGGTAATGCGCTGTTTACGCAATCGAAGAATCAACTGCTTACGGCGTTTACCTAAATCTTGAATTTGTACTTGATGGGTACGGATAGCATCGGTAAGTAACTTAACCTCATCAAGTCCTTTGCCGTCTAACTCTGTCGCTTCCATTACTGTACTCATATAACTTCTCCCTCTTCGAACAGGCGTTCGACTGCATCATCAAACTTGACCTTCTTCTGAATGTGGTTTGCCGTTGCGACAAATTCCAATTCAATTTTCATAACTGATTTCTTATACGCAATTAGCATTGCAATATAAAAAGGCAGTATGAAAAAACTAGCAACTGCTATTCCTACAACTGTCCATATTAAATTCCAGTTCAAAATGTCCTCTCCTTCTTTACTCCTCGTATGTAAATAACTAACGAATTTTTATCGTTCCTTGGTGGCAGAAAAATTAAAGATTTAACAAACTGCGAAGAATCATCGGGAAGAACTCCCGCGTCTACGAGTCCATCAATCGCCGCTTTCGCTGAGGGATTACACGCCCCTACATCCTGTAAGCGACCACCTTTCTGATGTGGTTCCACCGTAACGGTAATCCACGCCATAGGGGGTATCTTCTCATATTTAGCCAAGAGTTGAAAACCCGCTCGCCATTCCTTTGTGAGTTTTGCTCGCTCCCATCGGTTGCCAGCCCGTTCAGCATTAGTCGTCCAAGGACGCTGGTTGAACTCAAGACGATAAATTGTCTGCTCGGCTTCATCAATCTGACAGAAACATTCCATGGCTCAAGCATGAGGGTTACTCCTAATCATGTCCAGTTGGGTTTTCTGTCCGTAGTTGTCGATATTCCACCAAGCACCAGTTTCATCTTGAAATGGAATCTCTTCAGCCGATTCAATCTTTTGAATTAGGTATCCCAGTTCACGGGCTTTGGCTCTGTTTGACTCAACCCATCCATGACAACCGCTAGTTCCAGTACCACAAAGAACAATTAGATTCGCTGATTCATGAAGCATCTCATTCTTTGAGCCACCCATCATTCGAGGGCGCCTGTGATGAACTGACATTGGATAACCTAGAAAATCTCGATTACATCTTTCGCATTTATAGAAAGCACGGGCTAGAACTACCCATCGAGTTTCTTCAGATACTCGGTTAGGTTTAGGTTTTGCCATTGGAGTCTTTCATCTGCGATGGCGTCCAAGCAAGCAGGGCATACCTCTGACGCCGTTTGAATCGCCATCTGCTGTACCAACCTACAAATCCCAATATCCTCATAAGTTAGGTGCCACCGTCCCATTATCATTTTCCAACGGAGCATCTCCACCTCGGTTCCACTTTTCTAGCAATTCTTTTTTTAACTGGTCAATAAATTCAGGAGACGCTTTTTTCTTTTCTAATTCTGCATACTCAAGGGACATCAACCTTCCGCGCTCGCGCTCTCTAGCGTCGGCTAGTCTACGACGCCATTCACGATTTATGTGTGATGGAGTGATGGCTGTGTCAAGGTTTGAGTAATGCCAAGAAACAATTTTCTTCGCTTCACTTAAACTCACATCTGAATCTAAAGACTCAGCCCATGCACGAACCTTTAACTCATCGACCTGAATTCTTAGGTCATAGATTCCAATAAATCCTAAAAGGATTGACAGGTCAGAGAGATTCATTGCGGAACTTTTCTGCCAAGTCGATTGCTCTAATTGCTGATTGTTCATGTTTTGTTTTAACTCCTACTCCTCTGAGAACTAAATCCATTTGACGCATTGAGGGAACTGTCCCTATGTAATCTAAAGCCTGTTCAATCTGCTCGGCTGTGTAGTTTCTTTT